GCACCCCGGACCGCTTCAGCGTCTCGAAGGCCTGCTCCACCTCCCCGATCTGGCGGGCGATTTCCTGGTGCGGTACCAGGCCCAGGATGTCCCGGCTCTTGGCAACGTGCAGCAGATCACGGTAAGATTCCAGCAGGTGGCGGGTCTCCCGGTCCAGGTCATCCGCCGCCTTGCCGGTGGCGATGAAATCCTGGGCCAGCCGGGAGAAGGCCCGGATGTCTTCCGGAGTCTTGCCGAGAGATTTCAGGAGATCGCCGAATTCCTCATTGAGGCGGTCGATGTTGCTCTCCGCCTCGTGGGTATCGGCCGAGATGGTGACCATGAGCTTGTAGGGGTTCGCCATGCCTGCCTTGCTTCCCTATCGGAGCTTTCACGGAGTGCCGGCCCCAAGGAGAAGGAGGCCTGCACAGTGCCCATCGAAAAAGGCCGCCGCCTGCTGGGTTTGCTGGACGGCGGCCCTGGTGGTCGTCCTGACCTGGATCATGGCCGAGCACCCGGACTGGGTGAACCTGGCGCTCGGGCTTGTCTGCCTCGGGGCGTTGGCCGGAGGCGCGATCTCCTTGCTTGCGTGTTTGATGGGATCACTCGGGCGTTCCTCCACGCCCGTGTCGATCCGTGCCCTGGTGCTGGTGAAGGACTCCAGCATCCGGGTGACCGTCAAGCCCTAGGCCTATTCAGCCAGGGTGACCCGGAAATACTGGCTGGTCCCGGCCGGCTTGCTGGTGTCCTTCAGCGCCTTGCCCTCGACCTCCAGGCCGGCGTAGTCATCTCCGATGAGGCTGATGGTCTTGGCCGCACCGAAGCGGGCCCGCCACACGTCCACGATCACCGGCTTTCCGGATCGCGCCTCGTTCAGCCCCTCGAACACCAGCTCGTAGGTGCCCTGGGCTCCGTCCAGGGCCTGCACCACGTCCTGGGCCCCGTAGTCGTAGTCGACGTGCAGGGTGGCGCCATCCGCGATGGACCCGGTGCTGAGAATGAAGATCCCGCCCGGGCGCACTTCGTAGTCCGTGCCGGCCGTGTAGGTGGTGGTGTCCGTCTCGTCCTGGACCACCACGTTGCTGATCCCTGTGTGTGCCAGCCGAACCAGCGCGTCATGTTTCGCCGTCACCACTTCACTCGTCGCGGACCCGGCCTCCACGGCCTCGGTGGTGCCGTAGAGGGACATCGCGAGATTTTCGGGGGACAAATCGTGCAAGGTCATGGCCAAGGTCACGCCGGTGATGCGACGCACCTCGTTGATGACCCCGCCTCCCGGGCTCCGGTAGTCCCGGAGTTCCTTGGTTTCCTCCTCGGTTCCTATGTCGAGCTTCGAGACGTTTCCCACCTCGATGAGCCCGCCGGATCCGGAAAGGTCCCTCATGTAGATCTTGCCGCTTCCGATGTAGGAATAATCTGCCATTTCCCTCACCTCCTACTATCTATTGGATAGTGGTATGCTACACGCGAAACTCAAGTGGAACATCCCGACACCGTCGCCATATTCGGGGTCCGGTGCCGCAATCAACTCCAGGGGCCGCATACGGTCTCCCGGTTTCCATCCCATAAGCAGTTTCAAAACCTTGGTTATTAGCGGGCCGGCTGCAGCGCGCACATCGGAGCCGCTGCCGGGATCCGTCCCCACCCTAACCAGTACGGAGACGTGCCATATCTGCCTAATCTGCTGGACGGTCCCTTGAGCCAAGGGATCGCCCTCCATTTGATACCCACCGTAGCCGACCCACACGGACGGGAACACAAGAGCTGTGTGTTGGAGGGTCGTCAGCGTGAGATATGATCCGCACGCGGCCAACTCGGGGATACCGTCTTGCAGCCGCGTCACCAGAATGTTTTCAAGGGCCAAGAAATCGTCGAGCATCATCACCCCATCATCGCCTGGACGGTCAAGGCCCACGTCACGGGGCCTGACCGATTGCGTTCGACGACCACCCAGGACCGGTCATCGAACTCCACCACATCCTGATACCTCGGTGCCGGCACGTCCTCAGTCATGACGTGGACCACGGCGGTTTCCTGAACTGCAGCAACCAGCCCTCCCTCGATGGCATCGCCCCGAAACTCAATGAGAGCCGTGATATCACTAGCCACCCCGTCTTTCGGCACGTAGCGTATGGGGTAACCAACCGTGTCGAAGATCGTCGTCCTTAGCACGTCCCGGAGCTCGATATCATTGGCCATTGCATATCATCCGTCTTGACAGCCTGTTCGATCCGCTCCGCCTGCAAGCGGATTTCCTCGATAAGATCATGTTGATCATGTCTCCCGACCGAGCGTCTTAAGAGCCGCACCAGGGTCTGGATACAAATAGCTCCATTCAAAATGCGATGTCTTTGTTCCTGCGTCATCGTCGTCGCCTCTGATACCGGAACAAGGCCGAGGCGAACCGCTCCTCGAAGAACGGCCCGGCTCGGTGAGTCCATCGGTCACGCACTTTGTCGATCCATGGACGAGGTGGCACGGCAAGTGTCGTGGTACGCCGTGCCAAGGGGAGTCCGAGAGCAAAAAACATGCGCCGCATCTTGGGCGTAACCTTGAGCCGGAACCCTCTGGCGTGCTGTGCCATCAGGTCCCCGAACACATCCGACGATTTCAGGAGCCCAATGGCGACCTCGCCGGCACCGTCATCAATTCGATATCGCACCATGTTTTTCAGCTTGACAAAGGGCATGGACCGTGTCGACCGCCGGACCTTGATCAGGCCCTTCCTGGTGCCGGTCTTATATCTTGGGTGGGTGAGAGGGTCCACGTGCCGGGTCGACCCTTGCGGACCGTGTCGCCTGGCCAATGTGCCGGTATATGGGCTCAGTCTGGGTTCCACCGGCTCGCGGATAAGATCCATCCGGATGTGATACCCCAGACTGCTCAAGGCCGAGCGCCGCGCCCGGGCAAACATCCCGGGCAGCCCGGCCAGGGCCTGCGTCACGGACTGCAATTGGTATCGGTCAATCTGCACGTGGAGCACTCTCACCACCTCTCATTCGTCCAGGTTCTCGCCGTATTCCACGATCCCCTGGATTTCCACAGGGGGAGACCCGTCCGCCGGCACGTAAGTCACCTGGACCGAAACGCCCACCTCGACGTCGAAGAGCGTCGCCGCGATAGCGTCATGTGCTGCTGCCAGGATGTCATTCATCCAGGATCACCTCGATGGTTGCGGTGGCTCCGGCCGAGACCGTTCCCAGCGCCTTCCCGAACGGCACCCCGGTGTTTTTCTTGCTGAGTTTCGGAACGTCTCCGGCCACGTAGTAGAGCTGGTCTCCCAGAGCCACCGCCGAGTTCTCGGCCCCATCAATCCCCTTCACAGAAAGCGTGAAGATCCCTCGACGGTAGGCGGCACCGGTGGCGCTTTCCGGGATGTCGGCCGCTGCCACGACAGGGATCTGCCCCACCACGTACGGGTCCCCGGAAGAAAGCCCGCCGGAAGGCCCCACAATGTTGATCATGTTTCCAGGTCCGACATAGTTATTTGCCATTGTGTCACCTCCTCATTCGTTAGGCGCCGGCGTTGTAGACCAAGGCTTTCCAGTCCACAGCCTTCGCCGCGCAGTCGATCCGCACTTTCCACTGGACAGCGTCAACGGTCCATCCTTCACGAGCCTCCAGGTACGGGGCCCGCTGACCGCGCAAGAAGAACACCCTGACGGTCTTGTCCGAAGGCCCGGCCAAATACCATGCCGTCTCCGAGGTATCATCCAGCCTCGGGTCATAAACCCTGGTGAACCGAGTTCCGGCATAGGGATTGACCGTCGTGGCGCCCTTGTCCGTGTCATCGAAACGCTCGGACCGGAAGAAGACTTCCGCCACTCCTTCCAGGGCCACAGGAGCGATGAAGAATTGTGGCACCAAGTTGAGGCGTTGTTTCCCCTTCAAGCCCTTCTGCTTCTTCATGAGCTTGATCGCTTCGGCGATGGTGGAGATCCCGGGAGCCCCGGGGGTGGAACAGATGTTCGCGTGGCTCGAATGGAATAGCTGCACTCCGTCACCCATCACCGGGTTGCTGGTGAGTTGAGCGTAGGCCACGTCTCCGATCTTCCGAGCCACCGCCTCGCCGTGGGCTCGCGGAGCGTCCGTCAAGGCGCCGAGGTCATCGTTGATGATGGCCTGGCGGGAAAGCCCATAGATCTTGCCGTAGGTGGCCAGGGCCACGGTCTCAACGGCATCCACGCGCCCGGTTTCTTTATACTCG